GCGTGAGTTCCGTGATGACCAAGGCAGGCCGTGGCAGGTGGCGTTGACGGTGGCGTCGGCGCTGCGTGTCCGTGACAACGTCACGGTCGATGTCGTGGACGAGGAGAGCGGCGAGCGTAAGGCTGTGCCGTTCGACATGGTGGACGCTGCGAACATCTCGCAGACGTTCCAGGTTCTTCGCAGCCAGTACGCAAAGATCGGCGAGATCCTCTACGCACTGCTGACCAAGCAGGTCGAAACGAAGGGGCTGTCGAGGGAAGACTTCCTTGACGGTCTGCGGGGCGATTCGCTGGACGCTGCGACAAAGGCGTTGGAGCAGGAACTTGTCGATTTTTTCCCGCAGCGCCTCCGCAAGATGATCGGGCTGTTGGCCGCCAAGATGGACGAGGTAGCCAACGAGATGCTCGGCAGAGCGGAGGCGGGTCTGAAGAAGGCGACGGTGGAGAGTCTCGCAGGAGCATCTGGGACGCAGTCTGGGAAGCCGCTGGAATCCTCGGAGTCCATCCAGGCAAGTGGACCGTCAGACAACTCTTCGCCGCTCGTGACAGCCGCCTAGAACACGAGTGGTGGCACACGGCGAACATCCTGGCACAGCAAGCGAATCTGAACCGAGACAAGAACTCAGCAAAAGCCGACCCAAGGAAGTTCAACCCGTACGCGAAAAAGCCGAAGCCGAGACAGGCGACGCCTGATGATCTGAAACGCCTCTTTGGCAAGGACTGGCAGAAACACGTATGAGCGCAGGAGCAGTCAGAGCCGGCGGCGTGTTTGTCGAGATCGGTGCCGATCCCAGGAAATTCTTTTCGGCGCTGGCTCGGGTCAATAAGTCGCTCGGCAATATGGGCCGCTCGCTGGCTTCGGGCGGCGGCAAGCTGGCTGCGGCTGGCATTGGCATGGCGGCACCTATCGCCGCTGCCGTGCGTCAGGGTGCAGCGTTTGAATCGACGCTGTTGAATATTCGGGCGAGCACTGGTGCGACAACGGCGCAGATCGACCAGATCAAAGCATCGTCTATGGCGATGTCGCAGGCTCTCGGCGTTGGGCCGACAGAAGCCGCACAGGGCATGCTTGAACTGCTGAAGGCTGGCATGTCGCTTGATGCCGTGCTCGGCGGTGCTGGCAAGACGGCAATGGAGTTTGCCAAGGTCGGCGAGATGGACGTTGCCCAGGCGGCCGTGGTGATGTCGGACGCCATGAACGTGTTCAAGGTGTCGTCAGATGTCGCCGCCAATGCGTTGTCCTCGGCAGCGGACGCTTCAAGCACGTCGATTGCTCAGATGTCAGAAGCGTTTTCGATGTCGTCTGCGGTTGCCGGGCTGGCGAACCAGAGCATCGAGGATCTGTCGGCAACGCTGGCGATCCTCGCCAACAACGGCGTCAAGGGATCGGACGCAGGCACCAGCGTCAAGACGATGCTGATGAGGCTGATGGCACCGGCTGACGATGCCGTGGGTGCGTTGGATCAACTCGGGCTGTCAGTCGCCTCGTTCCGTGGTGCTGACGGGCAGATGAAGCCGATGGTGGAAATCATCGGCACGCTCGGTCAGGCAATGGCTGGTCTCGACCAGACGGCGAAGGACGATCTGTTCCGCCGCATCTTTGGCGCAGATGCCATTCGTGCTGCCGCGATCCTTGCCGATGCTGGAGTGGAAGGCTTTCAGAGCATGCGGGATGCGATGGCATCCGCTCTGCCGGTGGGCGAAAAGTACAAGATGCTCATGTCGGGCCTGGCTGGCTCCGGTGCCAACGTCCTCGCGGCGTTACAGCGAATGGCTATTGCCATTACGGACGCCGTGGCACCGGCTCTCGCGGGTGCGTTGCCGTTTATCACTGGCTTCATCGACGGGCTGACGAAGCTGGCGACGGACAACAAAGAATCCATTGTCTTGTTCGCTCAAGTCGCCGCCGCCGCCGTTGGCATCGGTGCCGCAATGGCGACTGTAGGGTATGCGTTGCAGGCGTTGAGCGGCTCTATCGGTCTCGTCTTGAAGGGCTTCGGTCTCTTTTCTGCCCTTGCCAGCCCGGTGCTGCTGGTTGCGGCTGGCATCGGTGCGGCGGTCTTTGCTCTCTATAAGTTCAAAGACCAGATCGGTGCGGCCCTCGGCCCGGTGGCTCCGCTCGTCCAACAGGCGGCAGGAGCCATCGGCGAGGGTTTCGGTGCAGCAGTGGCCGACGGCATCGTCGTTCTCGGCGATCTCGCCACGACTGCCACGACAACTTTCAACGGCGTCTACGAAGCCGTCGCCGCTGGTGACTTGTCCGGTGCGATGGACGTCCTCTGGGCTGGTCTCGTCGCTGGCTGGCTGCGTGGCACTGAAGCCCTGATGTCCTACGTTGATCCGTGGGTGGCAGCGTTTCAGGACGTGTTCACCGACATCGGCTCGGGCATCTACATCGCGTGGGACAAAATCTACACCGACTCGGCGGCGATTCTGAACACGATGGGTGCATGGATCATGGGCTTCTTCGACAACATCGCCAATGGAGTCATGGCGACGTTTGACAACCTCGTGGCTGGCATCCAAATCGCATGGACGAGGGTGCAGGGATTCATCACGGGTGCTGAAGACACTGAGCAGCGAGTGCAGGCGATCAAGGACGAGAACGCTGCACGGGCAGAGCAGCGGATGCAGGAGCGACCGGGTATTGAGAGCCGCACGGCTGATGCTGCCAAGGAAAACGATCAAGCCGAGAAAGACCGTCAGGACCGTGCCAAGGCAATCAAGGAAGACGCACAGGCGACGAAGGACGGCAGACAGGCTGCGAACCAGCAGCGAGCGGACGCACGGCGTGCTGCGACGCAGGCTGCCGAGGCCAATCTCGCCAACGTCACGGCAGGACAAGACGAAGGGCGAAAGGATGCGACCACAGCAGCAGAACTGCTGAAGTCGCTTGGCTCGGCATCGTCGCTTGACGAAATCACGAACATCGGCGCGAGCATGGACGCACTGCTTCAGCGTGGCAACGTCAGCGGCGAGATGGAATCGAAGCTGCTCGACGCCTACTACGCCGCCTTTTCTCGTGTCAACGTCGCAAGTGCGGCATCGTCATCTTCCGAGAAGGCTGCGACGGCTGGGGCTGGTGCCGCCGGCGCTGACGCTGCGATGAGCAAGAGCGAAGTCGCCGGCACATTCTCAAGCGTCAACCTCGGCGGTATGGGCTTCGGCTCGTCGCTCGCTGAACGCACGGCAAAGGCTGCGGAAGACACTGCCAAGGGTGTCGGTCAGCTGGTGCAGCAGGGCCAAGCAGGAGTAGCAGCGTAATGCCTGATCTAGTCTGGATTGAAGACGGCGACTCACGCCAGGCGACGATTGTCCGTCGTGGCAAGAAGGCAGCGTCAACGATGACAAAGAGCTACAAGCTCTTTGGCACTGCCAACGACGTCGAGGTACATGCAGCTGTCAACCAGCAGATCAGCACCGTCGGGTACGGCTGGCAGTATCCCGGCGTGTCAGACGCACAACTGTGGGCTGAGAGTTACTCGATCTCGTTCTTGGGCGACAACGCCTGGCAGGTGACGATCAACTACGAGAAGACAGGTGCCGAGCCGTCAACACCTGACCCGATGAAGCGGGCAAGGTCGTTTGACACGACCGGCGGCACGCAGCACATCACGCAAGCGTGCTCGGTAGGATCTGGCGGCACGCTTGACTTTGAGAAGCGGTTCCCGTCATCCGCGACAAACATGAGCGGTGCCATTGGCGTTGACTCCAACGGCGTCAACGGCGTGGATATTGTCGTCCCACAGCTGCAATGGCAGGAGCAGTACGACGTTCCCAATGCGTACGTGACGGCTGCGTACGTGCGAGGTGTTGCCGGCATCACTGGCACCACGAACAACGCCAGCTTCCGAGGCTTTGATGCTGGCGAGGTTCTTTTCGTCGGCTGCTCGGGATCGCAAGAGTGGGACAACGAAAAGGGGAGCGGCCCGTGGTCGCTGTCGTTTCGCTTTGTGGCGTCAAAGAACGTAACCGGGCAGACCATTGGCAGCATCAGCGGTATTGAGAAAAAAGGCCACGAGTACCTGTGGGTGCGGTACGAGGATGCCGTGTCAAGCAACACGCTGATGAAGCAGCCGAAAGCCGTCTACGTGTCCAAGGTCTACAAAGACTCTGACTTCTCACTCCTTGGGCTTGGCACGGGGTACACCTAATGCCACGCCCCGACGGACGCATCGAGCCAGGCCAGCCGCTACGCGGTGCAATCTCTGCCCGTGCGTGGAATCGAGCGCAGGACGCTGCCGACCTGGTGCTCGGTGCCAATCCCGGCACGGAAGGCGTGCCCGGCTCGCCGGTGCTGAAGCCGTATACGTGGGTCTACTGCAAGCCGTCTGTGACCGTCGCCCGCTGGGGCGTGCTGGCGATCACTGGCATGGAGATCACGCCTACGTCGTCGTCAGGAGGTGCTACGGCGTCCTTCGAGGAGATGCCCGTGCTGGCCGGTGGCAC